CTCTCTTAATGTTTTTACTGATCTTTGACCAATCTGGTAATTCGTTAAACCGATTGGATAAACTGCCTGTGAATCTAATAGTGAGTGTCTTAAAACAGAATTTATTGCTTCATAAAAGAATACATTTTCTATTGATAAGATTGTGTATGGAATACACCAAACTATTCGACATTTTTCTTTACAGACATCTAGTGCTGAATCATAAACTGCTTGAAATCTATGAAATATTACCTCAGGTAGGTTAAACATTTCTTCAAGCTTTAACTCTGAGTAAACTAATGAAGCATCGAATCTTAAAACCTTCCGTGAAGTAGGTCTTTTAAAAACGTCTTTAACTTGATCAATTACTCTTCTTTGAACATCCAAGTTGTTTTTTCTGCCCATTGTATCTGTACCTGCATGTGTATCCTTAGATAGGCTTTTTACGGATAAGCCGACTGGGATGCAACGATAAGGACGCTTCTTACAACCTTCAAAGAGGCCGATAGAAATAGCTGCGTCTTTGGCGCATGCGCAAAATACTGAGAAGAAGCATTTTCTGATGCCTCTACTAGGGGTAAGATAGCTCTGGATCGTTGAGCCATCAATTTGTTCGATCGCATCATCTGCAACGAACTCAACTTGTCGTGGTAGCGAACCACCACTGTTGCCAGCAATTCTGGACCATAAACCCATATGCACGTAAGGACGGCTGTACCTCCGACTAGTGTCAGAAATATCTTTGTTCTTTTCCCAGATTTTCGCTGGTTTTGCATTATGAAGTGGAGATCTGAACGTAACTGGTCGTCCTGATTCGGATTGAGATGAAGTCTCGTCTCCGTTTTTAACAGAACTTTTTTCGGGTTGTGTCTTAGCATAACTAAATTTTCCCAAATCTATGAACTTTTTCAAAAAACTAAGATCTTTTATTAATGTATTGTAGGCAATCTTAGCTATCGTTTCAGTTCTTTGCATATATAAATAACCTCCAAAGAATTACGAAACGGTTCATAATAAAATCCCTAAAAATAAGGGTAACGAATTGTTACTTTAAATTAATTTTATAAATTTAAACTGTAAAAT